AGAAGAATCTTTCTCCTGATGCATATAAGTCTGTTTCAAATATAGCTACAAACGCCAATAACATTAAGGTATTGGAAGAAATAATGAATCTGACAAAAGACAGTCCAATGCCAAGTGATGACATGGCGATTGATGTGGCTCCAAGTGAAAATGATTTACGATCTATGATGCGTGATCCTAAATATTGGGATGATGCGAGAAAAGATCAAGGATACATTGATAGGGTTACAGCGCTATATGAGAAAAAATACGGTACAGAGCCAGCAAAACTCTAAAGTAAAAGTTGGATATCAAGAGATAAATATTATTATCGAGAAGGCTTCCTTTTCAAAGCCTTCCGATTCCTATGGTGAATTTGATCATCGAAAAAATGTTATTTCCATACAAGAGGATTTATCTGATCGGGATTATGCTTGTACCTTGTTGCACGAAGTTCTTCATGCAATAGTTTATTACTATAGCTTAACACAAACTGGACAGCCATTGGATACAGAATCAAAAGAAGAAACTGTCATCAATAGTATTACAAATGGATTAATGGCTCTTTTTAAAGACAACCCCAACATATTGAAAGAATTTCAACACAAAATACATAATGTGCGTTGAATTTTAATGAAAAATCTGAAATAAGTAGATTAAGCCCTTTTTTGTGGGTATTTGTGCCTATGTCGACTATGGATAACATAAAGCAATCAAGAGAGATAAGTGAAATTTAATACTTAACCTTTGAATAGGAGCAATAATGGCAAGTACAATAACCAATGCCTTTATAACTCAGTTTGAGGCTGAAGTTCATATGGCGTATCAACGCATGGGAGCAAAGCTCAAGAGTTTGGTAAGGACTGTTAACGGTGTTAACGGTTCAACTGTCAAATTTCAAAAGCTAGCAAAAGGAACAGCTACAACTAAAGCAAGACATGCTGAAGTTGTTGCTATGAATAGCGTACACTCCAATGTTACAGCTACGCTTGCTGATTACTATGCAGCAGATTATATTGATAAATTAGATGAGCTTAAAGTGAATATTGACGAAAGAGGGGTTCTGGCACGAAACGCAGCTTATGCGTTAGGAAGGAAAACCGATGCAGTCATTGTAGCTGTTTTAGATGCAGCAACATCGATAGCCGCTAATATCAATTCTTCAGCAACAGGCATGACGCTAATAAAGGCGCAAAATATGCTTACTGTTTTTGGGAACAATGATGTTCCTGATGACAATCAAAGGTACTGGGCAGTCGGCCCTGAACAGTGGGGAGATTTGTTGGGTATCCAACAATTCGCTTCACAGGACTATGTGGGTTCGGCTGATCTTCCATTCTTAAGCGGTGAACAAACTGCGAAACGATGGATGGGATTCTTGTTATTTTCACATTCTGGATTAACCTTAAGTGGTTCAGACAGAAAAAACTTGGCTTTTCACAAATCATCTGTTGGTTTGGGAATTGGAGCTGATGTGAAAACTGAAATTAACTATATCCCTGAAAAAGTTTCTCATTTGATTACCTCTATGTTGAGTTTGGGATCAGTGTTAGTAGATGGCGACGGAGCTAGAGTACAGCTCTGCACAGAATAGGAAAGGAGATTTTATATGGCTTATTCAACTGATAATCCTGTAAAGAAAATTGCTCAAATGGGCGGTTCAAATTCTCTCTGGTACTATACTGATGGTGATGCCATTGGAACGATAGTAGCTGATAATTATTTTTTAGCTGACTATCAACAACTAACTGCTGGTGATGTGATTCTAGTAAATAGTGGTGGCTCTAATGCTGTTATGGATACTATTATAGTATCCGTTCAGGATGGTGGCACTAATCTAGATACAGTCATTGAGGCTTAGTACCGAGATAAAATATATATATGGGGGATTTATTCCCCCATATTAAAAGAAAAATATGAGAGCACTTGTAGCTAAACTAATAGGAAAAGGCATAGACAAAAGTCTAAAATGGATGTTGTCTAAAAGTGCCAAAATGGGTTTAAAAGGAAATAACAAAAAACTTTTTGATTTTTATTCCAAACAAGTTGATGAAGCAGACAAAATTATGAAAAATAATAAATTTGGCTCTGAATCTTATAAAGCTGCAAGAACAACACAAGAAGTAGCATTAGATAGAATAGAAAATTTATTTAAAGATGTTATGAAAGGAAATCCTTAATGGCAGTAACAAAAGTAGATATAGCAGCAAGAGCTTTAATAATGATCGGAGCTTCTCCGATTTCATCTTTTGCAGATGACAGTACGGAAGGTCTGGTTACAAATAATATCTATGAAGAAATAGTTGAAGCTACCCTTACACGACACAGATGGCGATTTGCCTCTGGTCAAAAACAATTATCCCTTTTAACAGCAACACCCGTTGGCAGATGGGAATATGCCTATCAAATGCCGACAAGCCCTTTAGTGTTACAGATTATTACAGTAAGTTGTAGTGATGTTGTTATTCCTTATAATCGTTATGAGGACAAGATTTATGTAAATGGCTATGGTTCTACAAGCACTGTTATTATGGATTATATTTTTAGGCAAGACGAAAGTAAATTTCCTCCCTATTTTCGTCTTGCTTTAGAGTATAAATTAGCAAGTATTTATGCTGGAGCTGTTGCTAGAGATGCTGGTATGATAAAGCAATTTGATGAACTGGCAGAAAGACAATTACTGATTGCTAGAAATACAGATTCTCAAGAAACAACTTCCAAACAACTTGCTACAAATCGTTTTGCCGAAGAAAGACGATCAACCCGTGCAAGTGGCTTTGGATTGAATGGCTAGGCAAATCAGAACAGTATTAACCAACTTTTCGGCTGGTGAATTAAATCCCCTCTTAACTGCCCGTACAGATGCGAAGGCATATTTTGATGGAGCAAAACAATGCAGAAACTGGTATCTTCTTGATGAAGGTGGCGTTATGCGTAGACCCGGCACAACTTATACAGCAAATTTTGGTACTCGTGAAACACGAATCGTACCATTTATTTTTTCCAATGATGAAGTAGCGATCTTCGCCTTGTCGAATAATAGAATAGATGTTTATAATTCGTCAGGCACAATTATTCAGGCTAACATTACATCTAACTGTAATTGGACTACTGCACAGTTATTTGATCTTAACTTTGCCCAGTTTGGCGATACAGTAATCGTATGTCATAGAGACAATGCAATTAGAAAAATCATTAGAGCAAGTGCATCGAGCTTTTCGGTATCAGTTCTTTCTTTCTCAACTCATTCCTCTGGATATCCACGCTACCAGCCATACTATAAATATGAAGATGATAGTATTACCTTAACACCAGCAGCCACTACTGGTTCTGGAGTTAATGTTACTGCCTCATCTGCCATATTCGATTCTGATGCCAACTGGGTTGGAAAAACTTTACGAATAGGAGCTAAAGAAATTGATATTACAGCTAGAACCAATACTACTGTCGTGGTTGTAACTGTAAGGGAAACACTGGCTAGTACAAGTGCTAATTCCGATTGGGATGAAACTTTATATTCTCCTCATCGAGGATTTCCTCAAGCTGTCACATTTCATGACAACAGACTGTGGTTTGGTGGAAATCCATCAAAACCATCTTCAGTCGTTGCTAGTCAGATAGGGGAATACTTTAACTTTGGTCTTGGAACTGGATTGGCTAGTGAGGCGATTGATGTAGCAATTGCTGGTGATCGAGTGAACGAAGTGCGACATTTTGTATCATCTCGTGATTTGCAAATATTTACTGATGGTGGGGAATACTATACTCCAACATCTTCCGATATTGCAGCCATCACGCCTTCCAACATTTCATTCAGGCGACAAACTCCTTTTGGATGCAGTCGCTCTACTCCCGTTGTATTTGACGGAGCAACTGTATTTGCACAGAAAAACGGAAAAGCAGTTCGTGAATATTTATATTCTGATGCTGAAGCAGCCTATTCCTCAAACTCTATTTCTGTCTTGTCATCTCAGCTTATTGATTCGCCAAAGCAAATTGCCATGATTACAGGCAATTCCACAAGACCTGAACAATTCGCTTTTTTTGTCAATAGTGGAAGTACGCACAATGGTAAGATTGCAATTTTTCACAGCATCAGGGGAGAAAAGATTGCTGGATGGTCAATGTATGAAACAAGAAGTGGAGACTTCTTTCATTCAATGACTGCTGCCAATGAAAACTTATTTGTAGTGGGAAAACGATTAATTAATGGTACAACAACATATACTTTGGAAAAATTTGCAGATGATGATTCTACTACTTTGGATTGCCAAACAACTACAACGGTTTATCAAAAAGGTACGCCATTAGTTTATGGTGGATCTCAATCAGGAGCAACATTAAATGTTGACGGATTCACAACAATTCCAGCAGTATTGGAAACATTTACGATTGCCGGAAATGCAACAGAATATACAATCAATGCAGTAACAACCACTTCGGTTGGACATACTTTATCATTGGATCAAAGTTTGGCTGCAACTCCAGCGGACAATGCAGTGATTACTATGGTTAATGGATTTATGCATACGATTAACAGCATCTATGGAGAAATTGATGTTAATGTCGTATCAGGCAATTCATCACTAGGATCATATACAATAGACGGAAACGACAGAATTACTCTTAATGCCAATGCAGTCGCTCCACAACCAACTGGAGTAAAGGTAGGATTTAACTTTATACCAATATTGGAAACAATGCCTATTGATAAGGAAGTTGAAACTGGCCCACTCACGGGAGCGCCAAGAAGAATTACAAGAGCAGTCCTTGATGTCAATAGTGCTTTGGATATTAATGTAAAAGCATCGAATGCCAATGCTTATGAATTGCTGATTACTCCGTTAAACTTCACGATTGGTAGTGACTTAACGCCAGTAACAGGAAAGAAAGAATTTAATTTTTTGGGATACAGTAAAAATCCAACTGTTACAGTATCACAAAACGATCCGTTGCCTCTGAAGATATTGGCGATGGCTATAGAAATGCAGTTTGTGTAGGTTGATATGGGTGTAGGGCCGGGAACAATGATGATGGCAAGTGCTGCCATAGGAGCAGTAGGAACACTTTATAATATAAGTGCGACAAAATCTGCGAATAAAAGAGAACAAGCTCGTTATGAACGAGAAGCATTGATGGCTAAAATTGATGCCATTGAACAAGAGAATATTAGAAAAGATCATTTGAATCGGGAGTTGGCAAACAACTTGGCTTTTCAGTCAACTGCTGCCTACTATGATGATTCAAGAAGTTTTCTGAACATTAATAAAACAGCATCAAAAAAAGCTGAAAAGGATATGGCGAACATAAGGCTAATGGGAAAATCAGTTGTACTTAAATACAGAGAACAAATGTTTGAAAATGATGTGGCTACAAGGAATAAGGTTTTTGGTGGTTGGGTATCCATTGGATCAGGATTGACAAGTGGATATGCAATGTATGATTATTATAAAGGTACAGAAAAGGGAAAGAAATGGTGGAAATACTAAATGGCTAATGAACTAACAAGAGGAGAAAGACAAGTCTTTACAACTCCTTCCTCATTGGCAAGTCGAATGGGAGTGGTAAGGGCAAACGCTGGTGATCCCGTTGAATTGGCTACAAGTGAATTAGGAAAAACACTTGAGTTTATTGCAAAGCGTAAATCCATTCAGGCAGAGGAAAAATGGAAAGCTGATGTAAAGGTTAATTCTTTAAGAGAAATCTCAAAATTTTCTCAGGACTTTAGATATAATCCATCAGAATTTATAAATAAAGCTACAGGGT